GAGCAATGATGTCTAATGTTATGGACAGCTCATCCCTATATATCGGAAGCTTTTTGGAGGGCTTCTTGACCTCTAAAACAGGCTGTATTTGCTTGTCTGGAGGTTTAGCTTCTTCCTCACCAAACAACTTGCCCTTCAGGAAGCTCCAGAAGCCCCTAGAAGCCCCTGAAACTTCCTTGGCAATACCTAGGGCACTGTCGATGGTATTTTTGGCTTCTAGGACGGTTCCTTTGTATTCCTTGTAGAGGTCACATCCTTGCTGAATAGCCTTCACAGCAGCATTTGCAGCAGCTAAGATGGCTAATGGCATTTACATACCCAACAGCTTCTTAAAGAACTCAGCAGCAGCTCCCGGGCCTAAGAGCACAGCAGCCATGACAGCATACAATAGATATTCAATCTTTGTCATACGCTTCTCACCCTTGTCCAGCCCATGTGTTATGCTTTCATAGCGTTGAGCACACACAGCCTCATGTGTTTGGAGCTTGGCCTCTGTTGTAGAAATCATGTCGCTCATTGTTGTGCCTCGTCTGCTGGAAGCGGGGTGTTGCCTTCGGCGCACCATGCTAAAAAGGCTTGGTAGTCTGAATTTTGCTCATCAAAAGGGATGAAGGCGTTGTCGGTGATGCGCTTCACCGTGTTGTCAAATGGTTTTGCTTGAAGTTGATACATGATTAAAGCTCCGCTGATGCTGACCAATACATTTGCCAAAAAGCACGGCTTGCAAATACAGTTGCGTTGTTTGGTTCTGTAGAAAAACCAGTTGTTCCTACCTGCGTATTTTCCAAAGTGCTTGACCCAGTTGCGCCATTATTCCAATAGTTAGCATATCCAAGAGTTGTGCCATCAGAGAAAACAAGTGTTGGAATTGCTCGTTTTAATACTGAGAACAGGAAACCACATCTTGCGTAAGACATTCCACCCGCAGCCCATGTTGGCTGATACCCACCTATAAAAGTCGTCTCAAAATACCGCTGACACAAAGCCAGCTCAGTACCATACGGGCGGTAGTCAAACGATGTGGCTGTGCTGCCTTTTTCTAGTTGAACGCCTGTGATGTAGAAGGTGGCTCCAGATATCCCGACTACGCTAGTTGCTCCTGTAGCAGATGCGTAATAAGTCCCAGCCCAAACACCAGCAGTTCCGCTATTAGCTGCACCAGAACCAAGGCTAAAGTTTGCACGAAGGCCAACACCGTTTGTAGTTAGCCAAGTGCCTGACGTATCACCAGTAATAGTTACGCTCTTTTGTTCCCAAGTGTTTGCTGCGCTAATGGTGTAGCTAAAAGGGTAGCAACGGTTTTGTGCGCTGTTTTGGATAGCTCCACCAAACGTTCCTGTAAGACTTGAGCGAACCCAAAAAGACAGGGTTACAGGCGCCGCAGAAGCAGTGCCCCACCCAAAGTCTCCCATGTTTAGACCTTCAATGTTTTGCCTGAACAAAAATTCTTCTGCCGCACCAACTGTATATGCGCTCAAAGACGTAATGAGCGCAGAGTTTGTAAATCCAGAGGGAGCAACTGATGATTGTTGAACAGAGAATTTAGACGCCTGAGAAGCCGTAACCTGCCAGCGGTCAAGCGTGTACGCACTTGAAGCAGGAGTGACACTAGCCCCCGCATTACGCTGGTCAATCACCATCGCACCATTGATGATGCGGTTTTTAAACATTGCATTGCCACCACCGTTAGCAATGGCTTGAAGCTCAGAAGAATATGCTTGTACGTTTGTACCAATAGCAACGCCTAAGTTTGTACGTGCTGTTGAAGTACTTGCAAGTCCAGACAAGTTACCAGATTTAGCTAAGTATAAAGCAGGGTCAAATGTAGCTGCGGCTGCTGCACTCGCGGCTGCGGCTGTTGCACTAGAAGCTGCATTGGTAGCAGAGGTGCTTGCATTGCTCGCATGCGTACTAGCTGTAGTGGCACTAGCAGCTGCGTTAGTAGCTTGTGTAGAGGCTGTGGTAGCTGAAGCAGCAGCATTGGTAGCCGATGTGCTTGCTTGGGTTGCTTGTGTAGTGGCTGTGCTTGCCGATGTTGCAGCAGAAGACGCAGAACTAGCTGCATTTGTAGCACTGGTGCTTGCTGCTGAAGCCTGTGTAGAAGCCGTTGTAGCACTAGCAGCAGCAGCTGTTGCAGAAGACGCAGCTGAAGACGCACTAGAGGACGCATTAGAGGCTTGTGTGGTGGCTGTAGAAGCACTGGAAGCAGCGTTAGTAGCACTTGTAGCTGCATTGGAAGCAGAGGAAGAAGCAGCCGTTGCAGCTGTCTCAGCATTAGTCTCAGCTGTCTCTGCGTTGTTTTCAGAGACTAAAGCAGCAGCAGCACTAGCAGCCGCTTGGTTAGCCAAGGTAGTGGTGATGTTAATTGTACTATCACTGGTGCTCTCACCTGAGCCCCCTGTTCCACGCCATATTGCCATTATGTCTCCTTGTTATGAAAAGAGCCTGTTGGTTAGAACAAGCCCCTTGCAAAACAAGAGAAGCCCCTTGTGAGGGCCTCTCTGTTTGATTAGGCTGCTACAGCCATCAACACACCTGCATCAGCACGGAGCACCTTAGTGCCGTACAACATGTCAGAGGTGAACAAGTTCGCCAAGAACTCTTGCTTGTACTGAGTTTGTGAACGGACAGACATCTGCTCAACCATCACAGCCCAATCCTTGTGTGCCAACAATGCACCCTTAACACCTGTTTCCAGAGTTGGGCAGTTGCTAGACACAACGACAGGGATACCATACAAGTTACCCACTTCACCGTTACGGATGGTGTTTTGACCACCAATCTCACCAACGAATGCTTGCTCAGTGTAACGAGCAGTGCCGTTCAACTGGTTACGCAATGAAGGAGGCACAACGAACACACGGCCGTCCATTGGGTTATCGGTGTCATCCAAATACTGAATGGCACGGCGGAAGCCAACGTCAGAGAATGCGCCCACGTCAGAAGTGCCATCAGCGTCATAAGCTTCCAACACACCTGTAGAGGTGTTAAACTGGAACGAACGGCTGTGGGTGTAGTCAGAACCATCACCATCGCCCAAGCTCTTGGTCAATGCCCACAAAGCATTGTCCACATCCAAGGCCATTGCATAGCCAGCATCGTCAGTGTAGTGACGGCGCAGGGTTGGCAGGGCTTGAGTCTCAACGATGTCTTCGATGAGGTAGGACACTTCTTTGTGTTGGTTCAAGAGAACAATCACTTCTGATTGGCTCAAGTTTTGCAGCGTAACAGCTGTGTTCTCAGCCTTAGCAACGGCAGCAAGGCCACGGCTAGGAGCTGGAATGTGGAGAGAATCACCCTTCTTGCCTTTGAAGCTCATCTTGCGAACGAACTGGCTCAACACCATGTTCTTTTTGTACGCAGCGATGATCTCATCAGACCAAAGTTCTGGGGTGAAGTTAGTTGCTTCGGTTGCGCCGACAGCGCCGCCTTGTGCGGGGAATGTAGAAGTTGCCATTTTAGAAGTCTTTCATAAAGTTATTAAATTACACGTTTCTCTTGGTACGCCAACATGATTTCAGGCTGGAGTGCCATGTAACGGTCTGGATCATTTTGCATGAGTGCCATAATGTCAGCACGTCGATACTTCTTCTTGCTTGATGCCTCACCAGTTCCTCTTACAGAACCAGTTGAGCCTTGCTTCACCTGTCTAGCTCTCTCTTCTTTTTGCATGGTCACTTCACGACTCACCATCTGCTTACGTTCCTTCCATGTAGAAAGGAGTTCATCAGCAGCATCAAAGTCATAACGTTGATCAGCTCTAGATAATAGTTCGCTTCTCACCTTGCTCTTACCTACCCACTCAGAGAATCCTTCATCATTCAAGACCGCTTGATAATCTGGATGGGCGCTTTGCAGCTGTTGTAGGGCTGCTTGCCTTGCGAGTTGTGCGTTAAGTGTTTCAGCTTCCTTAATCTTTGGATGCTTAGCTACAGCTTGTTCAATTGCTCTTTGAGGATCAGAGAAAAAATCAATCTCTTCGTCCTGCGGGGCTTGTTTTGTAACGGATTGAGTTTTAACAAAATCATCTACGATACGTCTAAGTTCACCTACTTCCTTACTATGTCTGCCCATCAGCTTTTCAGCTTCTTGGTGCATCCTAATAATCTCAGCAGGGCTCTTACCCTTATATCGCTCAGGAATTTCTTCCTCTTGTGGTTGGTTGTCAACTACAACTTCATCAGCTGTTTGTTGGTCTTCTACAATGTTAGAAAAATCATCAGTTGAGTTGTCTAAACTTTCGTCAGTAAATTGTGCCATATAGTCTCCGTGCTTAATAGCATTATGGAAAAGTTCTAAGAAACGCTAACTAGGTTAGCTGTTCCGCTTTTGCTCTATCGCCATTTTCTCTCTCCTAACGAGTTCCCATTTCCTGTGGGCCCCGGGGAAATCGCCTGTACAGCCTTCCAGCTTTACAAAGGGAGTAGAAATTTGTCTAGTTGATAGAAGGCCACATTCAGGGCAAGTTATTTCCTCTTCCATGCTTGAGGTAAAATGCTCTGTGATGTGACCCTTGGGACATGCATAATCAAATGCCCTAACCGCCATACGTAGCCTCATAATGTTGTTCAATAAGAGGTTGATAGCCGATAAGACGAGTGAGAAGCTCGACTTGTCCCTTTCTTTGCCAGAATTGTTCTGCACTAGGGATGGTGCTTACATCTTGTAGGCCCTTGAGGTTGTCCTCTAGGTCTTCTTGATAAAGCTTCCAGCCGTCTGTTGCAAACAAGCTGATAAGATTGTCGTAATACTCTCTGTCTGTCATAACATTTCTCCTATGTTGGATGTTATGTTGTTATTATACCACAGGTTATCTTTACTTGCAATAGTAATACTCTACATCGAGTCAAGATAATCTGCTATTCTTCTATGCTCTTCGGATGTCCCATCGTTTTTAATACGATTTGCTCTCCACGAAATAATATGAACATTATTTTTTTCATACCCCTTGTTACTATCTATTCTGTCAAAGGATGGGCTATTCTCTTGAACTGTTTCAGCAAAATAATCAAGTTCTAAATTTAAAATAGGGCAATGTGTTGGCCAGTTTATGTCACCAAACTCTATATCCCAAGAAAATCCAATCTTTAAAGCAGAACTTTTCTTTGTTCTAAACTTTAAACGCTGTACATTATACAAATCAGTGTTTTCTTTTTTCCCCCACCTGTCTTGCCATTGCTTTTCTTTTAACTTTCTCACAGCGGCTTGTCCGTATTCTTTTTGCCAAGAAGGAATGTACTTTTTAGTTATTTGACTAATACGTTGCTTAGAAACACCGTAGTCATTGGCAATTTTTGTAAGTCCCCATCCTTGTAGTCCAAGCTCTTTAATTCTTTCTATCTCTTTTTCCCATTTTATCTCGGTTTTGAACAAAGAATACTCCTATAGTTTATATATAGGAAGTAGTATACCACAGCAGGCTTAGTTTGTCAAGCCTTTTGTGGTGTTTATAGTTAATTTTCTTGTTTTGGTGACATTTGTTGATCCACCATGCGTTCTTTGCTCACAATGTCTCTTTCTTTCAAGACAAGTTCAGCAATCTTGGCACGTTTCTCAAACTCTTTGTCATCTTGGTTGCCCGGCTGGATGTTGCTAGAGACAGCTCTGATACGATCATTCTGTACTTTCTCAGGAATTGCCTGAGTTTCCATCTGATATTTACCAGCACGGCTCTGACTCTCAGCAGCTTGGCTCTGTAACAGCTGGATTTGAGCCTGCTGTGTAGCCAATTGCATCTGCATCTGAGCTTGTTGAGCTTCTTGTGCCTGTGGATTAGGTTGATTGAGCTGTTTAAGCTGTGCAATGATGTCTTCTCTGTTGGAGAGGGACATGTTGTCAACAACAGCTTCCACCAACATGGGGTACATAGGGCTGTCTTGGCCTAATGTCTGCAACAATTGGACCAGCTGTGTCACTTCATACTCACGGGCAATGACACCAAGAGAGCTGCTTGCTACAAACTTGAAGTCTTGAGCAGGGAAGTTCTCTGGGTCATATTGCATGTAGCGATAGGCACTCTTCTCAATGAGAGGAATGAGGAAACAGTCTTGGAAGTTAATCAATGTACGCTTGTGACGCTTCATGATGGCCCCAAGAGACATACTGACAGCACCAGCAGCAGCTTCGCCATTGATAACACCAGACATACCACCAGAATCAATAGCCCCTGTAGCTGTCTGCACCATCTTCTGTAATTGATCAGCTTGAGCAAAGGTGATTTGATCAATGCTGCCAAACTTAAAGGGCATTAAAATTTCATTGGGGTTGCCGTTGGTCAGGAGGTTCTTACCGGGTCTTACTTCCAGCTTAGAGCCTCTAGGCATCCTTGTAGCGTCCATAGCCATCATTGGATGGACAGTCATAGCCAAGGCATCAATACGAGCACGAAGCTCTGCATCGAGGGCTTTCTGGCTGTTGTAGCCCTTCTCACAAATGCCACGACCCCAGAAGCGTCCGGGGACAACATCCCAAGGGAAAGCAACCAAAGGACGGTCTTGCATCATGTAAGGGTTGGCTTCAACCTTCAACAATGTACCACCGTTAGCAATGATTACAATGGCTTCTGTATATTCAGGCTCTTTGCTGTCTTCTTCCTCATCATCAGCTGGCTCTTCATAGTCTTCACCACTTGTAGCTTCTTTAAACAAGTCTGTAGGAACTAAGCCATAATATTTGGTTAGTCTCACCTTGTCATCTGTGTACATTGTCAGGTCTTGATCAGGCTCTAAGTCTGAATCAACAGCTGCCTCTTCAATGTCTACATCAAAATAGACACCCTTCTCAATGTTCTGTTCCACTTGATGCTTAGGGACAAACTCATCAATGGCAATACCCAAAGCTTCTTCAATGGTGGGAGCAGCAGGGTCAATCAGGAAGTTTTGTGGCAGAATGGGTCTCCACTTAACCACTGTACGTTCTTTCTGCATAACACCTACAGCTTGCATAGCACCGTCTAGGACAGGCTGTGTAGCAGGGACAAGCTCTGTCACTTCGTCCAACACAAGCTCCATACAGCCTGTACCATACACAGCAGCGTTCAACAAGGCTTCAGCAATTTGTCTACGGCCTTTGTTAAATTTAAACTCTTCTTCTAAACACTGACGCATATAGGCAATGTCTGCGTTTTCTTTGTCCTTGTGGTCATCCTTAATGTCAAACCACTTGCCACGACCAAATGTAGCTTCTTCTACCTCAGCAACGCTGCTTTCAACGGCTTGCTGCAAGGCAGGAGCAATGAGCTTACTACGCTCGCTGTCACGTGTCTTGTCTTGTGCATCCCATTGACCACGCCATAGACGATAATATTCCTCATGCTTAGGGGCATAGTTGCTAGTGTAATGGTCACGCCATTTGTCAGCCTTTTCAACAACCCAACTAGCGAGTTTGGAATGTTGTTGTGTGTTTTCTTCTAAGCTCATAGGTTTCCTTATTAATATCTATCAATAGCCAGAAAAGCTATCTAGTGGGGCATACTCTTCTTCTTCTTCCCAATCAGACACATATGCCTGTTTGGAGAGTTGTTCGATGTAGGAGAGGGAGTCAATCAAGTCATCATGCACCATAGGGTTGGGGAATTGAAACAGCTCATCCAAGAAGGTGGCATTCCATTCTCCCTTGTTAAGCCTAATCTGCCCATGCTCAAAGCGCCCCTGTAAGGCCCAGACAATACGATCACTCTTTTTCTTGTTGCCGTGTGTAAGCTCTTCCACTCTAAAGAAGGTTTGGTTCTTACGCATAATGTCTGTCAGGTAGGGCATAACAGCTTGCTTAGCAATGCCACGCTCAATGCCTACAGCCATTGGTTCATATTTCTTAACAGCTTGGAACAGCTTACGGGCTGTCTCTTCAACAGTCCAGCGTCCATAAACAATGTCCTTCACCCACCAGCCGTCTTCGTTTGTTTTAACAATGGCAAAGGAGCTGTTGTCTAGCTTCTTGCTTTTGCTTCCTTTGCTCTCGTCTGCAAAGCCAGCCAAGTCACAGGCAATATAATAGTCCCCATGCTTAGGCTCTTCTTCGTCAAACTTAATCCATTCGTCTTTGAATAGATTACCACCTTGAGCTTCAAATGAGGCCATAAATTCAGTACGGAAAGCATAACTAGACATGCTTTTTTTAGCAGCCTCAATCTCTTCTCTCGCCAATAAAGGATTGTCATATGAGGTAAAATGCCAACTCTTAATCGTGGGGTCTTCTGAAGACAAGCCTTTTTGATACAAATCATAGAAATGATTACGACCCATGGGAGTTCCAATAAAGAGGGCATTACCTCTTTGGTCAGCTAAAGCAGGTCTAAGGATAGATTCCCATACATCTGGTTTAATGTCTGCATATTCATCTAAGACTAAAAACTTTAAAGAAACACCGCGCATTGTCTCAGGACGGTCACCACCTTTTAAACTAATGGTAGCCCCGTTGATTAGTTTAATCTGAAGGTTGTTGATATGACTTCCTGTAATAACGTCATGCCCTAGTTCCAACAGCGTCTGCCACATAATATCTCTTGCCTGCCCTTGAGTGGGGGCAACATAAAAGACATGTCCCTTCTCCGTTTGCAAAGCATTGATAATCAACATCCATGCTGCCAACCTACTTTTACCTGTACGTCTACCAGCAGCTACTACTTTAAACCGAGTAGGGTCATTCCACACAGTTTGCTGCCATGGAAAGAGTTCTACTTTTAAATCAGCCATTATTCAACATCCCTATATGTGGCATCGTCAATGTCTTCTGTGGCTGTCTCTCCAACAATGGTTGTTTCTCCACCAACCCCTGTAATGGTGATTGATACAGAAGGCCTACCACCATTCTCTTTGTCTTTCTCGAAATGGCTCAAAGGCAACAGCCTGTCCATTAAGAGCTTCCATGCAGCACTTTGGTTCTTATGTTCATCATCCAAAGCAGCATCATATATCTTCTCTAAGACAAGCCTGCTCTTAGGAGAAGCTAACATTCTAGCCCTGTATTCAGCAATGACACCACTCTCTCCTAGTGGTCTACCAATCTTGCCGGGCTTCTTCTTTTCAACAATCTCGCCTCTCTTAGGGCGTCCTCTGCCACGCTTCTTCGGGGCTTCATTCTTCGGGGTGTCCATAACGGGCCCTTTCTACAACAAGGAATAACAGGTTAACAACAACAATAAGTATTCAACAATATGTCTTCAACAATAAAACATCTAATGATAATCAGTCCAGATTGTCATATAGCTATTCAGGACAGATTCTATGTACATATATGTACATTAATGTAGACCTATGTTAATTAACATTATATATATAAACTAAGGATGGCTTACAT